ATCTTGATAAGAAGGTTATGAAAAGTGTTGTTGATAAGATTAATAAAAGTTTTTGGGCGTTGGGGGTGGAGGATTAGATGAGTTACAAAATTAATAAATGGTTTGAGTATAAAAATACCCATAAATTTAGGATTGAAGTTAAAGGTTATTATGGTAGCAGTTGGGTGGAATGCAAAATGCATAGTGAAGAAACTTTTACAGGACAACAGTCGATTGGTGATATTATGGAGATCTTACGTCTTGCTTTGGTAGGTGCTGAAGTTGTAACAAAAGTAGAGTTATTAGAAAATGACTAATGAAATAGCCAATTCAATTATTGAGAGAAATAACAGGAAGAAAGAAATGAGCAGTACATTAGTTGAGGAAAAAGAGAAAGTTAAGGACATAATGGAAAATAAAAAATTATATGCAATTTCATTTGTTGATGATGGTGGCATTAGATCAATAATGGGTAAAAATAACAAAGGTCACACTCTTTCTTTGAAAGATGAAGATATTCAAGACCTTCTCTTGGAGAGAGATTCTTCTATCTGCTTTCATATTTATGATTCAGTGATGGAAGCAAAAGAAGACTTTAAATCATTCACAAAGCCCACAGATTACGAGTTTGAAGTTATTGAGGTAGAAGAAATTATTAAGCCTATTGTCGTTGGTTATAAGATTAAGGAGTGAGTAATGGATATAAATGCAAAATATATGGATGATCATATTAATCTTTTGCGGGAGAATAACAATAATTTAGAAGAAGGTTTTAAACGCTCAGCTTCAAAATTCAGTTGTACAATTAATACTTCTGAAGAAAGTGAATTAAGAGTTTATCTAAAGGCTAATGACTATCTTTCTGCGTTGCGGGAATTAGAAGGACAACTTAGGAACTTTTATAAGTATGGGTTTCCACTATCCATTACGACAGGTGATGCGGTTGATAAAATAAGAGATATGTTTTGTAAGATACTTGAGGACTATGGCATTGATTTAAGAGAAGGGAATTAAAATGAGTTTTGTAAAATTAGACGATGAATACAAAGAAGTTGTGGATGAATTATTTGATGCCGAGAAAAACATTTTAAATCAAATAACTAGTATGTCTAACTGGCTTCTGGGAACATCTACTCATAGATGGCTTGCTATTGGCAAAACTGATATTGAAAAAGGTTTTATGTCCTTACGTAAAGGAGTAACGCTAAGTTATCTAGAAAAGAAAGAAAATAATAATGACTGATCTAAACGAGTATAGACAAAAACCATTTGAATTAACTGAAGACTTACTATCAGATATGACGCTTAATCAAAGCTTTGAGCTGATCAATTATATCCAAGATATTGTCCAGGTTCGTGCTGATGAACTCAAGATTCACATGGCAAATGCTAAGAAACTATCTGAGTTTATGCAAAAAGGTCTTGAGACAAAAAAAGTTCATTAAATATATTGACAGCATGTATAGTTTTAATTTAAAGTGTAATTGTAAACACATTGCGCGTGTATAAGAAGATTAGCAGTAATATCCGGTTGTGTGGTGTGTTTACGTTTATGGATGTGTAGCTCAAATGGAAGAGCAAACCTATTAAATGGTTAGGCTGGGGGTTCGATTCCGCCCACATCCACTTTATGTACATGTAGCTCAGTTGGTAGAGGGGGTAGGAATATTAACTTTTCAACTACATACTGAAAAGTAATGTTCTCCAGGGTCGTGGGTTCGATTCCCACCATGTACGCTAATTTAATATTAATATTCAGGAGTAAATCATGTTCGTTAAAGCTGGTAAGAATCTTATAAGATCAGAAGATATATCAAGTATCACTTATCAAATAAATTCAGTCATTAATATATCTCAATGTGAGTATTCCGCTAGATTAGATAAAGAGTCTAAACTTGAGGTATTTGTTAAAAGTGATAATCCTAAAGATGGATATTATGTGAATCTAAAAGGTGATCCTAATAATCTTGTTCTCACTTTAGAAGAAGGCGATAAGCTAATTGAAACCTTATATAATTTGCAACCATCTGATGCTTAAAAATTATGACGAACTTATTGATTTAATTCACAAGAATGATAAAAAAATCGAATCATTATTGTATATTCTAACTACGAAATTATCATTAGTGGATATTGTAAATAAAAAAATGTCGGAAGGCGTTTTGTGGAGAGGTATTAGTACTGATGATGTTGATCATTTGAATTTAACTCTTGCGCTTGCAAACCGGCAAGTTTATGAAAATAAATTACATGATTCTAAAGAATTTGAAACTAAAGAAGAGCCTCCAATAAAAAGAGGTAGGAATGCCTGTGAATTAATTGAACGAAGAAAAAAATATCTTTTAGATTTAACCCATTACTATGAAAATGCACCTGGGATGGATTGGGAGTATGCCCGCGCTATGGAACAAATAAAAGATTTAAATGAACTTACCCCCGTACAACGCGTTGAGATACGGCGTCGTAGAACACACAAGATTTTAGATGTTTTGATAAAACATCCTGTATTGGAAAATATATTTTTTAATATAATTGCCTTTAGTAAAGATAATGATAATAAGCCATTACATCCAATAGAATATCATTTAGGATGTTTGGGTGATTATATAGCTATGAATGATCTTAGTCATTATTCCAATGAAATTATTGAAGAGGAGTAACACTATGAGTGAAGATGAACTAAAACTTATGTGTAATATAATTCCTAATAAATTTAGCCCTAAGGTGCATAAGATTTTAGAAATCTTGTTAGATGATCCTTTATTGACCGATATTCTTTTTGATATAATTGATGATGACAAATCATTTCCATTAAAATTTCGTTTGAAACGTTTCTCTGAATATATGTTTATGACTAGACCTAGTTGGCATCCTAATGAAATTATTGAAGCTTTGAAAGCACGTAGTGAGTCTCCTATTGAGGTGAATCAATTGACAAATAAAGATAATTAGTCTATTGATCAATTTATAAGCCTACTACGCCTCTCGAAGAAGCGCACCAAGTGGGTATTCTAAACTTTTCCCTTGCGCGTAATATAATTTCATAATATCAATCAATTATGATTGATATGTTACAAAAATTCTCCCCAGAAGAAATATTAAATTCCCTAGCTGAAGCTAAAGAATATCAGAAAACGCAAGATCATATACATTTTAGGATGTATGACGGTAAGCCGTTTAAGCCAAATCAGAAACAATTAGACTACTTTGAGACCGGGTTACATGCCCGGGAACGGGCTTTAATTGCTGCCAACAGATTTGGTAAGACATTGTCTGTTAGTATGGAGGTATGCGCCCATCTAACAGGTATCTATCCTGATTGGTGGAATGGATACCGTTATGACCGGCCTCTTAATGTTTGGGTGGCTGGCGTAAGCAATAAAGAAACTAACCAAAACCTTAAGGCTTATTATGTAGGTGATGTGAATAAGATAGGCTGGATACATCCAAGTTTAATCCTTGATCATAAGCCACTTGAAAACCTATATCTCATTCGACATATATCTGGGGGTATCTCAAAGCTACGGTTTAAATCCTTTGAGCAAGGCCGTGAGGCTTGGCAAGCTGAAAAGGTTGATATTGTCCACCCTGACGAGGAAATGCCATATGACATTTACAGTGAAGCTTTAACGCGTACAGCAATTACAGCTGAAGGCGACCATGGCATGATCATGCCTTCCCTTACTCCACTGAAGGGTATGACTTTGTTTCTATTGCATTTTATGCAAAGAGAAGAAGGCGATGAAGAAGTTAAGAACGTAGCATCTGGTGAAGTTCATAATTCCATTGTTTATGTATCAGCAACGCATGATGATGCTCCACATATTCCTCAAGAAGAGAAAGAGCGTCTATTAAAATCTTATTCTCCGCATGAGCGTGAAGCTCGTACAAAGGGTGTTCCTTCCCTTGGTAGTGGTCTTATATATCCTATCCCTGAATCACAAATTGTAATCAGTCCCATCAAAATTGAAGATCATTGGCCAAGATGCTTTGGCATGGACTTTGGATGGCATAATACAGCAGCTATCTTCATAGCTCTCGATCAAGACAATGACGTTGCTTATGCATATGGAGAGTATCTAGCGGGTCATTTAACTCCTCAGCACCATGCTTACCACTTAATTAAACAAGGTGCTGATTGGATGCCTGGTGCTTATGACCATGCCGGTGAAAGTGCTACCCAAGACGATGGTGGCAATGTCGTAGAGCTTTATCAACAAGCTGGCATTAGGAATTGGGTTCCTGCTGATAAGAGATCGGTCAATAAGGGAATTTATACGGTCTTACAGCGAATGGAAACCGGAAAACTTAAAATATTTAGTACTTTAACCAAGACTTTAACAGAATATAGGATGTATGCGCGCGATGATAATGGTAAGGTAAAAAAAGGAAATGATCACTTAATGGATGCTATGAGATACGGTGTTGTCACAGGTTTACCAATTGCTAGAGTTAAGACTTCTACTCTTAATAAGTTTCGGATACCTACTCATCAAGATTCTGGTGGCGGTTGGATGAGGGTATAAATGCAAGAATTATCAGAATCTAGGCAAAAAGCTCTTACAGACGCTAAATTGCAAATGAACACTATGGGTGGCAACCTTCTTTATCAAACTTGGCGTAAAGAAGCCATTGATAGTTTTAATTTCTATGATGGTGTTGGCCAATATAGTCCTCAAGTCATACAGAAACTTGGCATTCGTAAGCAAGATGTCGTGGTTGTTAACAAAGTTAGAAGTATGATTAACCAGGCTTCCGGGATGGAAATCAACACCCGTGGTAATTTTGCGTTTGCTCCTCATTCTTTTAGTGAACAAGAAGAGCAACTCGCTAAGGCAATGACACATTTTGGTTATGCAATTCAAGAGAATCAAAATTATTCTTTTAAAGGTTCGTTAAGATGTAGGGATGAACTTGTTTGTGGCATTGGATGGTCAAGGACAGTTTATCAGAAAAATCAATTTTTCTATGATTATATTAATCCCCTTAACGTCATTTATGATGCGGATGATTTCTCCCCTCAGTTAGAAAATATGCGTGGCTTAATTTATATGCATTGGATGTCTCCTGATGATGTAAAGGTAGCATGGCCTAAATATGCAAAAATATTAGATACCATATGTCAAAATGATTTTAATGGCTCAGGTAACTTTACATCAGAATATTTTAATCGTAATTCGTCTTATATCCCTGTGAATAATATAGGAAGCAATGGGACAACCCTTCAGGTTAACGAATGTTTTAAAAAAGAAAAAGCAAACTTTTATTCTGGTCTTGATAAACAAGGGTACTATTTTGAAACATTTAATGAAGAATATGCAGAAAAAATAGCTAATAAGAAATCCGAGATTGAGGAAGAATCTGGTACTAGGATTATGCGTACTGTCTTCTGCAATGATATTCTTCTTGAGTATGGTCCATTATCTCCTAATTTGCCTAACCAGAAGGACTATCCACTGATACCTTCTGTTTGGTTGCGCAGAACGTGCGATGGCGTTCTTGTGGGCTGGATGGAAGATATGAAGGATTTGCAAAGACTTCTTAACCTTACCAAGCTTAAACAAGTAATGTCCCTTAATTCTGTAAGAGCA